CAAAGTATGGTATAATTAAATTAGTTGATAGAAAAGAATTTGCTTATGCTAATTTCAATAATGGTAGATTCAGAAAAAGTTAGTTACCTCTAAATTGCATAATAAGTAAGAATTATTAAATATGAATCAAGTCACATTAAGACCACATCAGACCAAGACAGTTAAAGCAATGTTATATCACAAAAAAGGTCAGGTCATAGTGCCTACTGGTGGTGGTAAAACTATGTGTATGATTAGTGATGCTATCAATGAATTTACTAGAACAAACATTTCTCAGACTATTGTAGTTGTTGCACCTAGAATATTATTAGCACAACAGTTATGTGAGGAGTTTCTAGAACAGATCAAAAATGTTGATGTACTTCATGTTCACTCAGGAGAGACACACCATACTAGCACCACTAAGGTAGATAAGATAAGAGAATTTAATTATCAAACTGCCTGTAACAATAGAAACTTATTGATTTTTACAACATATCATTCATTACATAAGATACAAGAAAGTAATATTGTTGTTGATACAGTATATTTTGATGAAGCACATAATAGTACAGCAAAAAACTTTTTTCCATCTGTTGAGTATTATTCAAAAGATGCAGATAGATGTTATTTCTTTACTGCTACACCTAAACATTCACTCACTATTAATAAACATGGTATGAATGATTCTTATGTTTATGGTAAAGTTATTATAAATGTACCAGCACCTAAGTTAGTTGATGAAGGTTACATTCTACCACCTAAAATGATAGTTAAGACTATCAATGTAGCAGAAGAACAAGTAAATGAATGTGAGCATATTATTGATACTATTGATGAGATTAGTGTCAAGAAAGTATTAATTTGTGCAAGATCAACAAAGCAAATAATTAAACTAATTGACCAGACAAACTTCACTCAGGAACTAGCATCTAGAGACTATTCTTGTATGTACATTACAGCAAAAACTGGTGCATATATTGATGGTAATAAAGTCAATAGAGATACATTTTTTGATACTCTCAATACTTGGGGTAAAGATACTGACAAAAGATTTGTAGTGTTACATCATAGTATTCTATCTGAAGGTATCAATGTCAAGGGATTGGAAGCAGCGATATTTCTTAGAAACATGGACATTATTGGTTTATCTCAAACCATAGGTAGAGTTATCAGGACAGGAGATAATGATAAGAAGTATGGATTAGTTGTTGTGCCTACATGGGATAAAGTTGGTATATCTACATCTAAAAGATTATCAGGTGTTGTTGATACTGTATTCAATAGAGGAGAAGTAGCAATTAGTAAAGTAAGGAAGTAAATATTCTCACTAAAAGTTAGTTACCTCTAAATTGCATTATCAATGTAGAGATTACTTTAAATAATGTTATCATCAGAAATTACTAGAGAACTTCAATCTTTAACTCAAACATGGAGAAACAACAATTTTGTTTTTACTGGAGAGCAGAGAAGGAAGTATGATAGATTGTTATCTCAGAGGAGAGAATTTATCAAGCAATGGAAGGAAGAAGGTAGAGTTCATAGTTCTACTACACCAACCAAAGTTAAGGCAAAGAAGGAGGAGAAGAAATGAAAACATATAGAATTAAAGTTAGACAAGTTTACATAGAAACTATGTTTGTTGAAGCAGAATCTCAGCAAGATGCTATTGAACTTATGTGGAGTGATGATTGTGGAATTGCTGATAGTGAATACAAATCAGCAGAAGCAGAAATTCAAAGTGTAGAGGTGGTATGAAGAAAACTTATCAACAGGAACAGTATAATGAATTGCACCCTAGACCAAAATCTAGATATGAGCAATTCCAAGAGTGGTTAAATGAGTGTCCAGTTGAGATAGCAAACTATCTTGATTATACTGATACATTTGAAATTACTTTCAGAGTTCCCTTAGAGGATAGTTCTGAGAGTATTACTAAAGAACAACTTAAATCTATTAAAGGTAATTTATTATGAAAATTGAACTTGACAAACATGATCTTGAATTAATCCATCAATCAATTTGTTATTTTGATATGTATGAAGATGGTAACTATGAGGAATGGTTTGGTAAAAATGCTGATAAAGTAAATGAATCATTCCATTATCTTTTCTCATTATGCAAAGAACATAGAACCACTAAATGTTAGTTACCTCTAAATTGCATTATTATTGAATGGACAAGTATTATGATTGACCTAGAATTAACCTTTGATGAAGCATACCAGTTTATCAAACTGTATGACATACTCAGGGATATGGATATGCCATTAACACCAAAACAAATGAGTGTATTTGAAAAAGTGCAAGAAGCACAACTTTATTCAACTTATCAGGGAGCATAGTTATGACTAGACAAGGATTACCAACTGGACAAATGCAAGAAGAAACAAGAGAACTTCTTGATGAGTATAATGAAGAGTATTGTTGGGAATATAATGATATGGTAGATTTCATTAAAAAATATGGAGAGACAGAGTTTCTAACTTACTATGAAACATATCACAGACTTGTTGAAGATTATGGACAAGGTTTAGTAGATGAATTTGCAGAGGAATTTGATGTAGATTCAGTAGAGCATTTTGAAGAATCATATCAAGGACAAATGACAGGTGCAGAATTTGCGGAATCTATTGCAATAGATTGTGGTTATGTAAAAAGTTATCAAGGAGATCTACCTAGTTGGATAGAGATAGATTGGAAAGCAAGTTGGGATAACTTATCTTATGATTATACAGAAATTAATGGTTATATTTTTAGCAACAATTTCTAACACTAAATGTTAGTTACCTCTAAATTGCATTATTAATGAATAGACAAGTATTATGCACAACTTCAAAGAATTTTTAGACTACTGTGAATCATTCTACTCACCTAATCACCCAGACCCATTATATCCAATAGATGGGTTAACTAGAGAAGAGTTAGCACTTGCTACACTTAACTACCTAGACTTATGTGAGAGTGCAGGTGATAACTATCCTAATTGGGGTGGTGGAGATACTCTTGATAGAGAAAGAGTTAGAGAATTTGTTATTAGTAGGAGATCAGTATTATGCCCTTAACTCAAGATGAATTACAAACACTCATTAATTTAGTTGATGCTAGATTAGAGAGACAATACAATGAAGAATACCAAACAATTCTAGACAAACTTACTGAATTTCAATGGAGATCATTATGACCAAAAAATCAACTAAGGATTTCTTTAAAAGATATTCTCTTTCACAAGAGTTTAAAACTAAAACTGTTCCTAACAATTCATTTAGGGAAGATGGTATGCAAGATAGGTTTATTAATCTATTATTACATGATGAAAATAACTTCTTATCAGACTTCTTACATGACTATCTTGATAAACTAAATGATAATCAATGGTTAGATTTTTATAAAGATTATAATAGAAGTTTTAACTACTAAATGTTAGTTACCTCTAAATTGCACTATTAATGAATGGAGAACTCATGGCAATCAATTTATCACTAGAGTTTGAAGAGATCTTTAGAATACAAGATGCTCTTCAATATCAACAAGTTAGATCCAGTAACAGCAAAGCAAGGGATCTTAACAACCTAACATTTAAGTTAGATCAAATTGTTATCAAAGAGAGGGACAAATTACTATGAAACTAACAGAGAATGAATTATTTGAATTAAAGTATCATTATGTTGATAGAGTAGTTGATAATATGTCAACTAAGGATTTAGTTCAATATGTATTTGATGATATGCTCAGATATGTTGAAGCATTACCAGAAGTTGATTTCTTAGATGAAGCACAAGAATATTGGGAAGAGCATTATGATGATGTTGTTAAAGACATTAAAGAGTATGCTAGTTCTGATATTAAAAAATCAATAGATGATAGGGAAGCATCTAATCTTTTTATTGATATTAACAATACAGGAGAAAAATACTAATGAAACAAATAACATTTAGTGATAAACAATTCTATGATTTATTGCAATTTACAAGTGAATATGTAGATAACATAATAGATAAATCAGTAGAATATGATGATGATTTAATAATAGAAGAGAATGAAGAGATAATTGATATACATGATTTCCTATGTGAATGTAAACATAAGAGACTAACTATGAGTCCTAATGAACATATAGGCAACTGGAGTTTAGAACAAATGGAGGAGTTTAATAATGACACTAATTAACTTCACTAAGGAAGAATTAAGTAAGATTGAGTATTATTTACTGGGAGAAACTGACCCAGTAGTTGTTAGTATCTTAGAAAAAATAGAAGCACTAAATGATGTTTGTGAATGTAATAATCAGGACTAAATGTTAGTTACCTCTAAATTGCACTATTAATGTAAGGATTGAATTAAATTATGACTAAGTACACTTATAAATTAACTACTGATGAAGATCAAGTATTACTAGACATGATTCAGTATTTTAGTGATCTAGGTTTACCAGATCATATAGACTCAAAAGCATTTGAGTCACTTTCAGACAAATTTTTCAGTAACATATAGGAGATTTTTATGAGTTACACTAAAAATGAAGTTGCACTTTCAACTTTTATTGGACAAGTCAATTCTTTTTTCTACTATGTTGGAGAAGATGATGACAAAATACCTTATCCTAGATATGAGATAAGAGAGAGACTTGACAATTATGTGAGTCAATTTATGAAATCAATAGAGGTAGATGAAACTGATGACTAAAGAAATGCTATTTTTAATTGATGTTTACACAGATTGGTGTAAATCTCAAAAATTACCTAGATTAAGTGCTGATGATTTATTATATGGTGCTGATACTCAAGGTAAACTAACTCTCAATCAAAAAAATTGGTTAGAAACCTTTATTGATGTTTGGGATTGCATTAACCAAAATACATAGGAGATTTATGAAACAAGTTGTTAATTTACACTTCAGATTAGAGGTAGATTCTAATCAAAATATTCCTAATCCAGTTGATTTATGTAGGATTTTGAATTATAATCTTAAGGGTAAAGTATTAGGTTATAATGTCAAGTTTGATGACATCATACCATTTTATGATGATGATGTTGCAGAACTAAATGATGATGAACTTGATGCTTAATTAAGGAGATTACTATGATTGATTATCAAATAACAGCAAGAGTTAGGGTTAATGAAAGACACCCAAAAGAGTGGATAGTTGATGCACTATATGATAACTTAGATAGAAAACATCAAGAGGATATTATAGAGTGGTATGTAACAGAAACTAATAAGAAAGAAGCAAAAAGACCTAGAAAAACTAACAAACAGGAGGACAAAAAATGAAATGGCAATGTTACTTAAACACCAATATGGGGTGGCAATTAGTAATAGAAACTTTCCCTAATCAGTTCAATAGAAATGATGTAATTAGAGCATTTGAAGGTAGATATGGGTGTAAAGTAGTGCAAGTAAATCCTGCACCTATTTGTTAATTAGTGAGATAATTACATCACTAAATGTTAGTTACCTCTAAATTGCACTATTAATGTAATCAAGGAATGAAATTATGACTCAAACTAAAGTTATTGGAGAATCAGTTAAGCAAACCAATAGAACTTTTATTAAGTCTTATGTTGAAGAGTACGCAAAGGCAATTACTGAGAATTATAGGAGATACCACCTTAGAACCTTAAATGGAAATCTATCTGGCAATTATCCAGAGTATGCTAGAGAGCAATTAGATGCTATTGAAAATGGTACAGCAAACTTAATGAAGTTTAAAGTATATACTGGTAAGAGATATTACAAGATAGTTCAACAGGAATTTGAAACTTGGGAAGGTAGTAGAAACTATGGAAAATATGCTGATGGTTCAGTACATTGCTTTGTTGATAAAGAAACAGGTGATGTTTATAAACCTGCAAGTTGGTCAGCACCAGCAAAGCATATCAGATTTACTTTTCAAAATGTAGATCATTTAAAATTCCTACTTAATCCTGATAATGTAGGTTGGGCAGGTGGTTATCTATACATTAGATAACAATTAATGGGTGTTATCTGGTAATCCTAGGTAAACAAACTTAATATGTAGATAAAACAAATGCCTACCAATCTACTGCCCATTTATAACAATTAGTGAGATAATTACACCACTAAATGTTAGTTACCACTAAATTGCACTATTAGTGTAGGGACATCTTAATTAGACTTGGCAAACAAGTTAGGATAGATTCCTTACAAAGTAAATCAAAGGAGATTCTTAATTATGGCATATTGTGACAACTGTGGCAACTTTGATGAGTCTCACAGGGAAGCACTTGGGTATCCCAAAACTTCAGATCATTGCATACAAGATTATCAACCTGATCTTTATTACTATTGGGATTTCCCATTAGAGGAGGATTATAATTGGAGGTGTGCATTACCTGATGCAGATTGTTTATGTGAAATCTGTTTTGATATACTTAATGTAGAAAAGAAAATTAAATGGAGCAATTAATTATGATTAAAAAGTTTAAATCCCCTATTGATGAATGTGAGTTTTTATATCAAATAGTAGATGGTCAACTATCATATAGGATAGAGGGAACTAATTGGCAAGATTTTATATTAGAGGATAAGAGAGCATATAATGATGAAGTATATGCAGAATTTGTATCACTATTGGAGGGAAATTAAAATGAGTTGTTTACATAATGAAGAGATATTAGAGAACTTATTTGAACAAATAAAGGAAGAATATCCAACACTAAATGAGAATGAACAGATCAAATTAACAGAGGAAATGTTTAACAATTTATGTCAATCTTGACCACTAAATGTTAGTTACCTCTAAATTGCACTATTAATGTAAGGATTGTACTAAATTATGAACAAAACCAACACTATTATCAACAGAATCCTAGAAGTTGACAACTTCCAAAATATGGCAACTTGTTGTGACAACTGGGCAGAGTTCACTCAAGAGTTAGAAGAGTGGGGTGTTTATGGGTGTGCAAAAATTGATTTTGATGATGCAGACCTAGACATTGCTAAGTTAGACAGATTTATCAAAGCAGAAAATGGATATATCAGGGAGGTAGCATAATGAAAGAATTTTCTTTTACTGTTACTAAAACAGGTTATATAAATGTTGAAGCAGACTCAATTGAAGATGCTGAAACAAAATTACAGGAAAATTTTGGACACTTCTATGTAATTACTGATACTGGAGAAGAATTGTCAAATGGGTGGGAAACTACAGGAGAAGTAGAGGAGGAATTAGAGTGTGCATTTAATGATTATGAGGAGGAATCAGCATGACTAGAAAAGAATATGACCTAATCTTTCAAGCATTTAAAAGTTATAGACCATTTATGACAGATGCAGAAGAGGTATTATCTGAGAAAATTTTAGATGACCTATTCTATCCACACTTTGATAAACTATCAACTGATGATGATTTTGAAAATGATTGTTTTGATGAGATTGTTAAAGACGCAGAGGAAGCATTATCTAATGAATCAGAAATCAAATCACTTAATTTTAGGTAACTATTATGAAAACTAATGTATTCAATAGAGAAAAAGGATTTAATATTGATGTTACTCAAGGTCAGTATATGATGTTATATGGGATTATGTGTGAACATAATCAGATGGTCAATCCACAAGCAAATCCTGACTTTGATATGCAAACTTTTGATAACTTATTTCAAGCAATTACTATGGCAAAGGAGACTTATTTGTAATGTGTTATGGAAGATTAAGGACAAAAACTAACAACAAAGACACCAAAAAAGAGGTAAAAAGTAATGTCATTTAAACTCAATTCTGACCATAAACTAACAATAACTACTGATGAAGTATGGCATCTATTAGACTTAGTTAGCAATGATAATACATTAAAAAGTGATATTTTAGAGGAGAAATTTAAGGGAGTTCTTGATAACTTCTATTCAAAACTAGAGGAGGTAAGTAACAACAATGTCACTTGATACAGCACACAAGTTTACACTAACTGAGAGTCAATCCTCTATAATTCTTTACATATTGGAGGACTATATGTCAAAGGGAGATACATCAAATGACCCTGATTTACCTAAGGAAATTGATGCTATCTTTGAAGAATTAGAGGGAGTTGTTGATAAGTATTATGACAAAATAGAGAAGGCAAAGAGTAAACAACCAACACCTGATTGGTAGTCTTAAGTATAAACAAATCATCTTATAAGACTCAAATGAGTCTCAAACCAGTTGTAATAGTGTCACATGACTACCTGATAAACCATATTTCTATGCAGTATAATAGAGATAAGGAAAAGGAATTTTTTTATTATGCTAACAGGAAACCAACTAATCCAAACAATTCAAGACAACTCAAATCTAAGCAAATCAGACTTATTAAGAGTTACTGGTTATACTTCAGTAAGGAAAGATGGTTCTATTAGGTTAAACTTTACACAATTTTATCAGGCACTAATTGATATTAATTAAACTGTAATTAGCATCACTAAATGTTAGTTACCTCTAAATTGCACCATTAATGTAAGCACTATTCTATTTTAAACTATGAGAAAAATTGAAGCAAAAATGAATAAGGCAATGAGATACTTTTTACCATTCTCTTCAGGTAATACTACAGTAGTCCAACATAGGGACAATATGGAGGTTTTTTTACATGGCAATCACATTGCTACACTATGTAAAATTTCTATGGATCTCAGGATTTTTGATGGTGGTTGGCAATCTAACACCACTAAGTCCAGATTAAATGCACTATTAGATGAATTTGGAGGTGGTGATAGAGTCATTCAAAAAGATTTTGTTTGGTACTTAGTCAGCAATCTAGACAACTCTAGAAGGGCATTTTTCTCAGGTATGACAGTTTAATCAGGAGGTATTTAATTATGCAAATCAAATCAAGTTGTGAATCTATGTGTGTAGATTACTATGAAATTAAAGGTGTTAATGGTAATATAGACACCCAAAATAGGTTAAAAGTATTAACATTTATGGGTGAAACTATGAAAAAAGGTGTTATAAATGTCTGGAAAATGGCAGAAGAATTAGATGATTATCTACAGAATTACAACTATAAAGTAACAATTAACACTAAAAGACCACCCCAATTAGTATTAAAAAAGGAGGATTATTATGTATCTTAGTGAACATTTTGGCAGAGCATTTTGGGTAGACCCACAAAATGAATTTAGAAGTTGCCCACTATTTGTTAATAATAAACCTGATTATTCACAATCAGATTATGTATCAGAGTGGACAGATTGGGAGGGAGTTAATTATGAAATACTGTTTAATATCCACCATTTAGAGATAATTAATAGTGAAAAGTTTAAGGACATAATCGTAAATAGTGACTTTAAATTAACAGAAGATGTTTACAATGAGGTGAAAAAATGCTATAATTCTAGTAACTTAGAGGACAATAATTCCTATATTGATTCACTCTTAACAGCAGGTATTTGACATGGAAACTAACTTTCAAGAGGACAAAGATTACAAAGATGCTATTAACTTATTGGAGGTAATTGAGGATACTGTTCAATACTTTTGTGATGAAAATAAGGTATCTGGAGAGAAAGTTTGGCACATGATTAACTCACTAAGTGAAGTAAAATGTGGTTATTTTCCCTATGATAATGATTATGTAGAGGAG